CGCATAGACAGATAGTGGTGCGCCCGTTTTACTGGTCATCCTATTCTTCAACCACTGGATTGCTTCGAGTGGACTCAAGTAAGGAACAAGAACTTTTCTTTCTCCTTGTACACTACCGGTAAATCCTGCGGTTTTGATCATCGTCATACCTAAGTCGCGATTACCGATGTCTTCTATCGCATCCTCTAGTCTCGATTCATACGATCGACTAATACACTTGATCGCGTTGACGTATACGTGTTCTTCTACTAGGTCAATAGAAAGGATTTCTGCACGATCGTTTGTCTTCACGATGTCATTGATCTTAGAAAAGAAGAAGGTTTTATTGATGATGGGTAATGTCGGGTCTGTCGCGTCAGCGATTGCCAAAAATATTCTTTCAGTTCCCGTGGTGTTTAGTTCGTTTCGAAAACCAAAATCATCTAACAACACAATACGTGCGTCGATATACTCCTTGTTAATACTTTCATAAAAACTTAGTTCTTGAATGTTGTCTCTGACATCAATAGTAGTACTCTCCGCTTCTGCTGTATCAGAAGAGAGAATGATATCTGCATTGACAATTGTAAAACGAGAGTTATTCATTAATCACCTAGTCGTCTCTTCATTTCTCCTGCGAGTACACCAATACTTTCTTTCTTGATTACTCGTATACTTCGAGACAACTCATTTTGATCAATCAAATAGTCAAGGTTTGTTTTCAAGACTGTTCCCGCAAGGTTGTCGAAGAATTTATCTTTCCACTCTCCGGAGTCTGTCTCATAATGGTGTGTGCCTTCCCATTCGTAAACGGTGTTAGTCAATGACGCACCTAATTGTTGTGCGTCCGCACTATCGGGTGATTCATATGCAAGAGTAACCCCTCCACGAATATCACTATCCGAAGAAATGACGATCTCACCAACATCTAGATTTTTTCGTACCACAACACCCCTTTTACCACTTACAAGTACAGATGTTCCTGTTGGATAGATGTCTGCAAACTCTGCGGCAGAATCGGCAGTGGATAGTTTGAGTCGTGCAACATAGTGCTTAAAAAATTCTGTGGTACCGCGATCAATGAGTTGAGTCGCAGTCATTGGCCACCCCGTTTCTCGCAATCTTGGGTTCATTAAATAAAATGTCCAGTCGTAAGTACTTCTTTCATATAAACGTTCTGACAAAGTATCCGGTCGATCTCCATCACGAATTTCATACTCGATGTACACACCAGCATCGTCACGGTACGTGTCGATCAAGTCAGAGTACTTGTTTAATTCTTGTATCTCGACGGGACTTGTTTCATCACCGAAGAGATACCTAACCGTTGGTACTGTTTCGAAATAATTTGACATTAGAATCCTTTCCTAACTTTACCTTTGTCAAGTGTACTGATTTCTCTGAATTGTAATGAGACATCGACCTCAACAAACTCTTCACCATTGTACATACCCGTGGCAGTTGCGTTAAACGCAGTGCTTACGTTTTCCAAATAACAACGTTGGATATCAAAGCCGGGATTGTTACCGTTTCTGTTTTTGATGTCAATAGTGAATACATTGGGGAACTCATATGCAAATGGTGCGGCACCTTCTGCTAAACGAATCGCCTCTGGATAAACTTCAGTCCGGAAGAACCGAACGATGTTTTTGATCTCTTGTTGTTCCTTCTCATTACGTGCAATCATTTTGAATGTAAAACTAAATGTTCTCATCTTAACACGTTCAAACAATGTTCTTTCGTTCGGGGCAACGGAGACTCGTGTTGCTGCTTTTGCGATGGCACCTGTTTGATCAGTGACGTTACCACCTCCAACTGCACCTAACAATGCACCTGCACCAGTACCACCTCCAATTTTTCCTAGTGCAGTACCGACAGGTAATGCCTTTGCTGCCGCTTGTGCACTTAGTGCTTTTGCCGCGCCAGTAAGTTGTCCATCATCTGTTGTGAATTCACCAACGTCACCTGCTGCACCCAGAAGACCAACATCTACGACATTATACTGTGAACCGTCACTGTATTTGAGACCACGGAAAAGTGGGAGTGTCACAGATCCAACTGGATTCTCTGCATTAGTATTCTCATAACTTTTTAGAAACGCCTTCGTACTTGAGAGGACACCTTCAGTTTTCTCTTCGTCAGTACTCTCACCATTCCTCGCTAACTCAATTGTCCTTTCTGCTTTTGATCGAATCTCTGTGAGTTTTTCGTTTGCTTCCTTTTTGTATTTGTCAGTGGTCTTTACGTATTGATCAAGAGAGAAAAACGGTTCGATTTTGTGTGCAGTGAATACGATTCTCGCGGGGGCAGTATCAACCAGTCCACCCAATGGATACTGAAAATTACGACTCCGATCTACCTGTTGTTGAGAAGGATTTACTGCAACTGGATTTTCTTCCTCTTGTGCCGAATAGGAAGCAAGAACGCGTTCTTCGTTGTACGCGTCTCCTTGATTTTTCTCTGACAGTTGTGCCTTTCGACGATCGATTCGTTCTTGCGCGTATGGGTTGTATGCCATAGTTATATCTCTAAATAAATGAGTTATTGTAGTTCTATTTATAGGGAAATTGTGGCGTATAAAGGTAAATTCACACCGAAGAACAAATCAAAATATGAAGGTGACCCCACGAATATTATTTATCGTTCTATGTGGGAACGTCATTGTTTTCGATGGTGCGACGAAAACCCAAATGTGAAGAAATGGAGTAGTGAAGAGGTAGTCATACCCTATCTCTATGAGGTTGACCGCAAGTATCACCGTTACTTTATGGATCTTAAAATTGTCTTTAAAGATAAAACAGTACTGGTTGAGATCAAACCAGAGGCGCAGACTAAACCACCCACCGGATCTAAACGCACCAAGAAATATATTTCTGAAGGTTTCACCTATGTGAAGAATATGAATAAGTGGGAAGCTGCCAACGAGTACGCAAAAGATCGCGGGTGGGAGTTTCAGATCTGGACAGAAAAGACTGAACCCCTGAAATCTCTAATAGGTAAACCTTTGAAGAAACTCAAACCCTTACCAAAATACTCTAGAAAAAAGACTAAATAGATACATGAAACATTTAGAAGACATAAACGAATCATACTGGCGACACCTTCGTTTTGCATGGAGTGTTGCATTCGTGTTATTCGTACACGGTTTATTCCCACAGATATGGGTAAACAAGGCATCTAGGATGATGGAAGAGCGTGGCTAAAAATTTATTTCAGAAGGTAGAGTTCGAAGCGTTCCGTGCGGGGATCACACCACGCACACGAGAGTCACGCGCATGGTTCCGTAAACGTGTGCAGAATATGCGAGTCAATCGTAGAGAACTTATGGCGAGTGACCCGATCGAAGAACGCGCACGGTCTGCATCGGGATCAATGTACATGTTCTTCTACGATGCAAAACATCGAGACACTCTTCCATACTGGGATGCGTTTCCGTTGATTATTGCAGTCGGTCCTGCACCAAAGGGATTCTATGGTATGAACTTGCACTACCTACCGATACCATTACGTGCAAAGTTCCTCGATGAGTTGATGAGTATTACAAATAATAAGAGGTTTGATGAGACAACAAAGTTCAATGTGTCGTATAACTTTTTGAAAAGAGCGACATCCATGCGTTACTTCAAACCATGTTACAAACACTATCTCACCAGTCAAGTGGAAGGTAACCTGTCTTACGTACCACCACCCGAATGGGAGATTGCGACTTTCTTACCTGCCGCACAATGGCAGAAAGGTGGTCGAAGTCAAGCGTATGCAGATGCACGGAGAGCAATCTCATGAGAATACCAAACGTAGATGATCTGAAGTCACGTATTACTGAGGGTAAAGGATTCGCAAACCCTGCGTTATATTACGTGGTTTTACCTACGAGAAATTTAACAGGTCAACAAAAACAAAACGTTGAATTCTTTTGTCGATCTGTTCAGTTACCCACTCGAAATCTATTGACAGTGCAACGAGATGTTCATGGTGATCGGGACATGGTTGCATATGGGTATGCAAACCCTCCAGTGTCTATGACGTTTCGAGTTCTCAACGATCAACTAACTCGTTCATACATAGAGAACTGGCAGAATTCAATTATTGGTCGATACAATGATGCGGGAGAAGGTCACATTAGTGTTGCATATCCGGATGACTACATGCAACAAATTCAAATCTTTCAACTAGACAGGGGACGTGCATTTCCCGGCATTGATGTAAACAAGAACAAAGATCTTGGTATTATCAACACCAACCTCAGTGCAAGTGTCGACATCACACAAACCGGCAGAGTTGTTCATCGGTGGGATCTTTATCGAGCATACCCCACGTCGTACACACAAGAACAATTGAGTGACGATAAGAGGGGTGCGATCAGTGAGATCACCGTTGAGTTTACGTATAAGAACTGGACAGGTTCACCACAAGAAGGTAAACGGTCCACGGGTATTGATGCGTCTGCGTCCATAAGTACGGACATAGAACAAAGAATTGGAAATAAAATTTACGACAAGATCGGAGATTTTAACAAGAAACTAGGAAAAATATTTTAATTAATGGAGATTTGTTATGGCACTGCCGAAGTTAAATGATTTACCAAAGTATGAGTTGACAGTTCCGTCGACGGGACAACAACTGAGATACCGTCCCTACTTGGTGAAAGAAGAAAAGGTCTTGTTGATGGCATCATCGTCATCGGACCAAAAACAAATTATGAATGCGGTGTATGATACTATCGCAGCGTGTGTGGAAGGTGTTGATGTAAACGCTTTGACAACGTTTGATTTGGAGTATATGTTTCTTCAGTTACGTTCTGCGTCAACCGGAGAGACCAGTGAGGTAACGATACAATGTCCTGAGTGTAATCATCGCAATGCTGTGACGATTCCATTGGGTCAAATTGAAGTGACTAAGTCGGATGCAAACCCGATCATTCCAATCACGGATACGATCACGGTAGAGATGAAGTGGCCGAGTTATCGTGACATACCGACCGACGTGGAAGAAGAAGAAATTGGGTTTGGACTGATTGCAAGTAGTATCAAGACTGTGATCAGTGGAGACGAAAGAATTGACGTTGCGGACGAACCATTCGAAAGTATCATGTCGTTCCTTGAGTCGATGACCCAAGAACAGTTTGCAAAGGTCACACAGTTTTTTGAGAACGCACCCACAGTTAAGTATGATCTACCTTTGACATGCAGTGAGTGTGGTACACACAATACGATAGAAATAAAGGGGATGCAAAGTTTTTTTTAATATGCCTCGCGCATGAGGAACTTTCGAATCACTTTAAAGTAAACTTTTTGTTGCAGAGGCATCATAATTACACACTTACAGAACTAGATAATATGATACCGTGGGAGAGGGAAGTTCACACGATTCTTTTATTGCAAGCATTAGAAGAAGAAAAGGAAGCAAGAGAGAAGGTCAAACATGGCAATAACACTGGATGACGTAGTCATCGAACAGATGGAAACCAACCAAACGTTGGGTATGATCAAAGAGAAAACCGATATCACATTCTCGATGCAGAATGAGGGTATCGGTACTTTGATCAATCAGATGCAGGAGTTTCTTGGTATCCTGAAAAGGAACGAACGTTTGGCTGCGGAGAACAGACGTGAAGCGTTACCACCAGCGGCAGGTGATCCCACTGTAACACCTCCACCTACACCCGATCCCACACCAAACAGAAATGAGTCTGGGGCGTTCGGAGACGTTCCTATTCTCACTCTTGGTACTGGACTTGGTGCCATGGGTCTTGGTGCTGCGATGGGATATCTTTCTCAGTGGAGTGCAATGGTAAGGGCAGGGTTTCGCACATTTGGGGTTGATATACAAAAGGGCATTGATACTGTTACCGACATATTTGGTAGAGCACGTAGTTTTGTTACGGGTGCAATAAATGG